TCAGCAATCCAGCATTCAATCCCCGCAACTCCTGGTTTTCTCTAAGCAGTCTATCGGATAGATCAATAGCTTCCTGAGCATTATCAAGTGCGTCTATAGTATCATCAGCGCATTCTTTAACACCAAGCGTATAGCCCAAGAAGAACGCAATGAACAGGGCGACAATGACCGCGACAGTCGTAAAGGTCTGGTCTGGTGCATAGACACCTGCTAACCCAAGCAGCATTGCACAAATCACCAGAGCGACAAAGGTTACAAATGCATCTTCAATCTTCATTACTCTTCTCCTTAGTAGGCAAACTCATCTAAGAGCACAGCTATCTGTGCTACCTGACCATCAGTACGATTGATCCACATATAGTCGGGCAAGTCGGGCAATTGATCCACTGGTACTTCAGCATACCCTAAGACCACATGGGCCGTAGCGGTATATGAATAGTCCCGATGGGCCTGTGCCTCTTTACGAATAGCCTCAATTGCACAGGGGGCAGGTTGCTTACCTGCAAACGTGCATCCTACGAAAGGCCGGAAAGGGCCTTGTACTACCTGTGCATCACCTGTCGCTTTCATCAGTCGGGCCATGCGTTTGATTGAAGGTGAACCTGGTTCTTGTGCGTACATATGCCCATCTGGAAAGACAATCAATACCTTATCAAAAAACTTTCCCATTGTGACAATTCGATCTTTCATCTTACATCCTCCAACCAGGGAATAGGGACATGATCTTGTCTTGCATCTTTTTAGCATAACCAGGTTCTTCTTTAGCGTACTTGGCACTAAGGGCTGCGTTATCCATAGTCCAATCTTCAAGTGCATCTAACGCTTGTAGGTCTGGTTCAAGATCGGTAATCTTGCCCTTCAGCGGGTGGCAATCACACCTGAGCAAGCAATAGCCTGAGGCCACGTGAATGTATCCGTAACGGTAGCTACCCACCTTCTTAATTTCGAGTGTCAGGTTGCCTACCTGGTAGTAGGATGTACGACCCTTCTCTGCCTCAAAGGTTTGCAATTCAGCACCAGTGTCAGTCTTAATTAGTTTCGTGCAGGTCTGTACCCGTTTCATGGTTACTTTCCTTTCTTATCTGATTATGTACTAATTGTAGCACGTATATTGTTTGAAGTACATATAGCTAATATGCCTGGTTGCTCAATTCGTACTCTTTAATCAGCCGATAATAGGTGTTCAGGCTGACGTGGTTGTCTTTGCAGTTTGCCAGCACTGGCTTACCAGCGGCCTTGTCTTTTAGCACCTGCATATAACGTTCATCCTTATTACCCGTAAACCGTTTGTGGGGGTGCTGTCCCTGTGCTTTGAGGGTATCATACAAGGTAGCTAGTGACACATGATATTTACTGGCAATGTCCCTGACTGTCATGCCATCATTGTAAGACTGCACAATGGCCGCATTGCGAGCGTCCCGATAAGCGCTCATTACCCCCAGCTTCTTCAATTCTTCATAGAAGGTTGTCTTGCTAATGCAAGTTTCTTTGACTGCTTCCTCAATTGCTACACCCTCTAAGACCAATTGCCAGGTCTGCTCTACTGCCTCTAAAATATCGTTACTCATTGTTGACCTCCACGTCAGCATAATATTCGCCTTCACCATCTTCTTTTATATTTGCCATTTGGCCTAATAGCCTACCAGCAACACAAAACATTCGTAACAAATTGGAAAAAGTATATACAAGTGTCTTAGAGGTCTTATACCATTGCCCATTATAAATCTTTACCCAAATGCGCCACGCTTTATCACGAGTATGATCTTCTCTTACATCTACACCATAAACACGGCTAATAAAAGTATCACTATCCATTGCTATCCTCCACTTTATAGACTTTTAACAAACGCTTATACTCAGCCGGTTTGACTTCGATGGTAGGCAAATGTAAAGGTACAGAGCAATCTAAGTAAGACCAATGCTCTTTCAAATAACGAATATATACATTCCCACCTTCATAGCCCTCATCTAAAGCCACTGTGCCTTCACTCGTGGTAACTAACCACAAACGACGCGGATTGCCATTGGTATCATTAGTAGTGCAAATGTGCTGCACCAATGCCTGATCACGATTTAGAATTGTCATTGCTGTTCTCCTTATCACCATACAATTCTCTGATCTCTGCTTCTGCCTCTTCAGCCGATTGCACAGGCCATTCAATCTCTTCATCACCGGATAGGGCCAAAGCTATCTCATGGTTGGATACTGGCAAACCGTCTGGTTCATCACCCCGCATCAGGCGGACTTCATGTAAAATTTCAAAGTAGTCCAGACCTTGCAAACTTCCTTTCGGGTCATAGATTCTACGAATGGTGTCTTTATCCATTGGTATCCTCCTGGCCGTATGTACCTTTGCTGGCCCCTTCTTTGCAGTAGTAGGCCGTGCCATAGTGACTTGACATTTCCTTCCAAGCCGCATGTCTGGCCCGATTGCGATAGTTATGTATATTAAAGGCCAAATCAAATTGAATTGCGCGCTCTCTGAACATGACGTTTTGTTTGCAAATCGGGTGTAGATTGTGGGCATACTTCATGTTATAATACAAGAAGCGTTTTGCACCCTCCAACATATATTCACGCATGTTATTTGCCTTTACCTTTCTTGCACTCAATATGCGCCCATTGCAGCAGGGATTTAGAGTAGACGTTCAATCCACGAAAATGAATGCTACCACAGGCTTTAGTACGTGCCATTGCAAATCCTGATTCTGCCCACTTCCAAAATGAGAGTTTCATCTTCTGTTCCTTTCTCTGATTATATTTATATGATACACCATAAATACTAAAAAGTATATACAGTCTAATCCTCCTCAAAATAGTGGCCGGATACTCTGATCTGCCTGTGGTCGGCCAGTGATTGTACAATGATGGTGTGTATCCCGATTGAGTAAGGCCAGTCATTATCGCACAGGGGGTAGGCGACTACCATAAACCGTTCGGGTACAGGTCGGTACTGAATTTTATTGCCCCGTCCTGTGGTGTACCTGAGTGCTGGTAATGTGCCGATGCTGCCTAACTTCGGTAGTTTGCTGTGATGGTAGTTTGTCCTGGTGCTTAACATGGTTGTGTTCTCCTTTTTATTTGACTGTTTGATCTGTTTATGTATGTTTAATTGAATGCTGGTTGCTCTTTGGTAATCTGCTTGTTGGGCTATGATAGCCTACCAGGGTTGGGCTAACTCGGCTTTGAAGGCACGTTGCGCTGCAATGTCTTTGCGGAAAGCGCGGCGGCCTGATTTGGTGTGCAAGAGTTTGTAGATTACTTCTCCCCAAAATCCAAAGCGTTCATACTCTTCACCATTGAACACGATCTTGAATTGATTGGGTACTCCCTCAGCCACGAATAGCCAGATACGGCTATGGGGTCTGTGTGCTACTAATCTGTACCCGACGATGTGCTTGCTCATGTCTATCTCCTTTTTGTGCGTGGTTAGTATGCGCACCCCACTTAGAGTTTAAGAAAAGAAGGGGTCATGCTCCATCTGTGCTTGATCGTTGTCGGTGCATGTATAGTCACCTGTGGGATCATAGTCATATGACCGTGCTTCTTCTGCCTTGACTTTTCTATATGACTTGCTTCCCGCACCAGACTCCCATGCAGGAACCGTGAAGCGCAACCAGTAAGCACCACGCTCACGGATTACTGCACACAACTCACCATTCTCATCACTCCAACGTCGTAACCAACGATCTTTTAGCTTGTTCATTTGTCTATCTCCTTGTGATCTGGTTGTTTTTGATTATGTATATATCATATACCATATCTGCTTCAAAGTATATATAGCTGCTACATTGCTGGTGAAGTAGCAGGGCGTAAAAATGGTTAGAATCGAAAGCACAAATTTATAACAATCCATTCAAGGAAATTTGAGTACAGAAAAAATCTGATAGGGTTTGAATGTTTTAACCTCCCCTACCCCCCCTCCCCTACCCCTTTGAGGGCCAAACCACTAAATGTGGGGGAGGTTTTTCAGATGGTTTTCTTACTTGTTAACGTCGGTTAACGACAAGTAATAAAACAGTAAGAATTTTGGTTAGAATGGTCAAACTTCAAGTTGGATTGAATCGTATTTAACTTATTTGAAGTCTTTGTGTATTTCTGAATTACTACATAAATTGTTGATAATAGAGGATTATGCCCGATTCTGGTAAGAATTGTAGGGCTAATTATAACTTTAGAGGGTAGTAAAGTTAGAATTTGGGGTATGGTATATATCTATTCCAGAAACGTCCCGTACAAATGCTGAAGAGTATATCCTACAATGAAAATGAAAGAGAAGAAAAAAATCAATTATTATTATTATTTAATTTTGTTTTTCGTCGAATTGATTTTACATAACAAAACTGGAATAGATATATAATATATATCTATTATCCATGACCCTCATATATAGTAGTAAAAGTTAGTAGCTAACCACCACCCACCTTTCTCATTACGCGAAAGGCGAGTGCTGGCCTTCGCATAGTCAGAATGGGGCCATTTCGCATAGTCATAAGGGGCTGTGGTGTGCCGTCGTCGTGGTATCCTGGTAAGGTATGCCTTGCTTGTTGATCCTATAGTCTATATGCCTTGTCTGTGGTGTGCTTGTTGTGTATGTCTATGGTAGGGTATACCTGCTACAATGCCTATACAAGCGTTTTAAGGATAGAATCATATAAAACATTGGCTATACTATTATCGCTTCACCTTGACGGCTTAAAATCGATTGTAGGGCATTCTGTGACTATGCTTTTATGCTGTCTGTCTTGCCTTGTCTGGTATCCTGATAGAGTTATATGCTGCCTTGTATGTGGCCGTATTGTAGCGTATAGCCTGAGGATACCAGACAAGTGTATAACTGTTCAATTGTTAAGGTACTTGTCTTGTGCCTATAACGCACAATAGCCTATACATAAGGCTTAATGCTGCCTTGTGCATAGGCTATCATGGGTTATATTATCTTATAGGTTTGTTTGTCTTATAGGTTATTTACTAGGTAAAGGATCAATCCATAATCCCCACAGTTTGACATGTTAGCATAGGACAAAGAGAAGTCTTCACCTAATGCTTGTTTGACTTCAGGCAGCGACTCGAGCGCGCGTGATAATTTTGACATAACACTGTCTATGGTATCCCAAACCCATTCATCATCGTCTATGTTGTCAGTATCCATATCCTCATATTCTGGGAATAGGACACTGAAGGATTGTACAATTGACGATGGTATATGGATACCTTCCCAGTCTTGCGCTACAGTGTCAATCATGTACTCATAATCCTCATACGTGGTAAAGCCTTGCTTGTCATTATCCTGTTTATGTTTAAGCAATTCTATTTTTGCACCTTCTATTACAGTTACTAACTGTGATACTTTATAGATACTCCTTAAATATTGTTCATAATCCGGTTTGTTGTCGGTTTGTTGTGACGTGTTGCCTTGCTTATTCATGGTTACTGTATCCTTTCTTTATTCTATAGGTTATGTTTGCTTGCTTAAGATAGGTTTCTAATGCTGCTATATCCTCAGGCTTGAGATACAAGTCGTATCTCTGTAGTAGCCTAGTTTCTGCTTGTTCCTGATAGGACACGATAGAAGGCTTATATAGATACCAGATACCAGATACCTTAATTCCTTCTATCTTGCCTTGTAGGACTAACTGCCTTGTGTACTGACTATTAAAAGGCAGCATAGAACAAGCCTGTTTGAGAGTAACAAAACAAGACAAGCCGTCTTGAATGTATGCTTGTTCTAATGCCTTAACCCGTCTATAGTCCAGGGCTGATACTTCTAACAAGTCTGATACTTGCCTTGTTATGGTATCGTTATAGGCGATTTGTTCCCCTTGTGCTTGCTTGTCTTGCTTGTTCATGTTTTTACCTTGTTTTTATAGCCTGATTTTACCAGACAAGACAAGGTTATAAATTGCCTTGTCTGGTATGATCATTCTATAATGTTTTCCTTTCTCTGTTTAGGGGATAAAGAACAACAAGGTATCTTGCTTGCTATCTGGTAATTCGCTTGTTGGGTAGGTAATACCTTTTAGCGCGTCAAACCACATAAGGCGATTATGCAAACCGTCTTTCTCAAACAATTCACCTCTTTTATATACCTTTTCAATTGCTTTTGCCATATCATCTTCATCGATATAAGCACTAAAAGGATTTTCAAAGGTGGCGTATATATCGCCTTGTTCGTATGCTTGTATGATGATATTTTGCAATGCGGCTTGTTGGGTTTTGTCCAATTCGTCATAGTCCAGAGTATACCCATCAGCGTCGCAAGGTTTGTAGAAGTCGTCAGGTAAAGCCGCATATACTGAAGATAAAAAGTCGCTATCTTCTAATAATTCGATAGTAAGGGCATATTCAAGGTTACTGTATGCGTCTTCATCATACAGAGGATATGCTTCTAAACCTTCTACAATGTCTTGCACGATTGCCTTTTGTGCCTTTGTAAGTGCATCGGGACAATAGAACAAAGATTCATAGCTATATGCGCCATGAAGCACAACAAACATATTACCGTAATCACGTACAATACTCTCAAGGTTTGAACGTTCTACGGTACTTCCCACATAATCACCGTATTGTATGAAGGGTACTTCAAGCAGTGTGTGCTCTGTGGGAGTACCCTTATAATATGAATCATTGCAATAATCAGTGTATAGGCCAGTGTAAGGTAATTGTTTCTTGTAATATCGTCGTTGCTTGCAGTGCGCACGTATAGCCTCAAATTGTGCTTGATCAAGGTAAAACGTTTCTGTAGTCATGTCTATTTATCCTTTCTTTGCTTGTTGGGTATTCTATCGATTGCCTTACTTGTTGAAGGTAAGGCAATCTAACAATAACTAACAGGCTTGTTTATTCGGTTTCTTGTTCCTTTCCATATTCGATCGATACCGGCTTGTTGTCAATCGTGGTAACTGCCTTGCTGCAAGGATTGAAGGTACACATATCCTCAAAATCACAAACCTTTTCCCCTTTGTACCATAAGACAAAAAAGCCTTGCTTGCGAGTGATTCTGTAGTTAGTATTCTCCAAGGCGTGATTCATAGCCTTCGAAGTACTCAGGGTATACCAGCCACACGAATTAAGCCGGATACTTGCGCTATCACGCACACACACAACATTGTTACGGTAAGACGTTAACTCTGATTCTTCATGGTATAAGGTTTGAATGTAACGGCTTGACATTGTTCTGTTTCCTTTCTGATTGTATGTTTAAGGTTTGAATCTTCTAACTTATGTTTTACTGCCTATAACGTATAGAACGTTTGTTCTACTTACCTAAACCGGCTTTTAATACTTCGATGCGTACAATAATATCTTTGAGAGTTTCATCCATAGTCATTGTGTGGTTTCCTTTCTGTTACGGCAGGTTGCTGAGCATGGTGGTTAAAGGTTCGGCGACTTTGTACACACCGTATGCCACAGCACCCGCACCTATGGCAATAGCCACGAATCCCAACACTGCTTGTCCTGATTCCTCTGATTGACTGCCAGACTGATAAAGCATCTTGCTTTCCTTTCTCTGTGATTTGTTCTTCTTTAGCCATAACATAGCAGTGTAAAACTTGCTGCTATCAAATACGCCATTGCTTGCGTTACCTTTTGCTAAACAAATGGGGAAGGTTGTGTATGCCTTGCTTGCCATGTTGATCTCTGTTTGCGTATCCTGTTTGTTTTCCATTTCGTTTCTCCTGTTTTCTATAGGTTGATTGCTTGCTGAATAAGGTTACTGATTGCTTGTGCATCACGTTCAAAGTCAAAAGTGTTATTGTCTTTGAGATACCAGACAAAAGCACCACACAAACCTAAATTACATCTACCACACGAAAAGTAGAAAGCTGCAAAACGCTTGCCATGTTTCCACACGTTCACATAAAGCCGCTTACCTTGCCATAGACTAAACTTGACGAAAAAGCCGTTACCTTTGACCGTTTGACCGTCAAGCTTGTGGACGTTATGGCGGCTTATACGCGCGTTAAGGGTGAAGCTTGAAGCTTCTCTGTTTACGCTAAAATCGCTTTTTGTAGACACAAATCCCTTGCGCATTGCCTTGTCCTTTCCTTCTACTTAATAACTACATTGTATCACGTATAGCATGACTTGTCAAGCGTTTTGCGTTACGATTGCGTTAACGTTTTAGCGTGTTTTTTCGCGTAACCATAAGGACTACGCGAAATATCGTAACCATAACGTAACACTATGGGCGGCGTGTTTGTGCATGAATCCTTGCAGATAATCGGTATCTGGTAGCCTGGTGGGGCTGTGCATTGTGTCTTGTGTGGCGTTTGATCCTTGCTATGTTCCCCTTACCAGATACCAGACACCACCAGACACCACCTTGCAGCATGACAACACGCGCCAGTGTACCAGACGTTACCAGACAGACACACCACACGTTCTATTGCATTTTATGGCAGCATCCCCCTACCTTTTTTGCGACTTGCTCCTGGATACCTATAGGATACCTACGCGATTCACATCCAATCAAATTATCTATGCTACAAAATTGTATCAGCTATCTCCCTCCCATCATCCTACATCATTACTCACCCTGCTTACCATCACTCATTCTGCTTACTATCACTCTACCTTCATATCTCTTCCTACTCACCAGCATTCTACTATCTATCTCACCCTACTTGCACATTCTCACTTAATCATATATAATACTTACATGGGGAACGAAATTGTTTTTGTAGATGAATTAGCACCAGGAGAGAAGCTACCGTTGCATCCACCGGACAATAAGGGCGCAATAACCTTAGTCCTCAAACGGGATGCTATCTGGGAGCGGGGGCAGAATGAACCGATCCGCCCCTGGCTGGCTTTTCAATTCTATCGTAATCTTGATCCTTTAGACCGCATAGATTTGCACGCGGCCTATGATGCGTACTTCCAACACCAGAATGCCAAAGGGCAGACCTTAAACTGTCTGACCTATTCACAGTACATCACCTGTTATCGGCAATATTTCTGGATTGAGCGGGTAGCAGCGTGGGATGCGTTTGTAGATACCCAAAGCTGCCAAGCCTTAGTCGCGTCACAATCACAGGCCCGTGTAGAGGCGGCCAACATCGGTAAAGCCTTACGCAACAAAGCGGCGGAAGCCCTATCCGTAACGGCGGCTATCATCGAAGATGCGGAAGGGGAAGCCCAACCCGCCTTAGCACCTCAGATCATTATGCAACTGGCAAAGTTAGGCATTGAATTAGAGCGGCAAGCATTAGGCATTGCCGATGCTGGTGATTCTAAGCCCCCTGTGCCTGGTGGCGTGTACATTCAAAACAACTTTACACCGGAACAGGCCAGAGAAATAATTGAAGCTCAGACCGCTATCATTGCTACTACCCGACAGTTAATGGACGAATGAGGCGGGTAGGCTATGTGCTACTATAAAAGCCGACCACACAGAGCAATAGCCTACCTGCCGTGGCATATAGTAAGAGAATGGGGTCAATTTATATCTTCCTTCTATAGTAAGACTTGTACCGCGAAAGTAGAGGTCAATTAAATTTGAGAAACCGTAAAGATGAATCAAGGGCCATTGACCAATACTTGCAGCAAGACCCGCCGTACTGGATCGAAAATAACTTCTTTGTGAGTGATCCACGCGATCCGGTTACGGGCGAGCAGTTTTCGCCTGGGCCGTTGCGGTTAGCTACTCATCAGAAGCAAATTCTTAGAGCAGCACTGACTAAGATTGATGGGTTGTTCCCTTATTCTACGATTCTCTACAGTACCATTAAGAAGTCTGGCAAGACCCGCATTGCCGCCGCTGTAGGAATGTGGTTTGCTGCGACTCAGGGAGATTACAATGAAGTCTACTGTCTGGCAAACGATGGCAAGCAGTCCTCAGACCGCTTGTTGGCGGCAATTAAACAATGTTTGGCTTTGAATCCTACGTTGGGGTGGAGTGTTACTAAGACCCGCATTGATTTGCCTAATGGTACATTCATTGAAAGCATCCCCTGTGATCCTACCGGACAGGCAGGTAGTAACCCTGGCCTGACTTTATGGTCAGAAATGTGGGGGTATCATCAGGAGTACAAGGCCCGTCTGTGGTCAGAAATGACCATCCCGCCTACACGCTTTGGCAAAGCACTACGGTGGGTAGAAAGCTATGCCGGTTTTACGGGTGAATCAAACGTCTTAGAGAATCTCTACTCGGTAGGGGTACAGCAAGCCCGTCGTCACCCTATGTTTACTGAGATACCCGTCTATGTAAACTCACCTGCTAAGATGTTAGCCTATTGGGATCAGGGGGATGAGGCCCGACGAATGCCGTGGCAGACCGCTGAGTATTATGCACAGGAAGAGAAGCTCCTGACCCCTAACGAGTTTGACCGCATTCATCGTAACTATTGGGCGGCTCCCATTGACAAAGCAATTCCTATAGAATGGTGGGATAATTGCTATGTAACTACACCGGCGTTGGATAAGCACACTCCTTTAGTCATTGGAGTAGATGCTGGTATTACCCATGACTCTTCAGCTTTGGTTGTAGTAAGCCGCAATCCTTCAGATAAAAATGAATCCTGCGAGCGGTATACTAAGATTTGGTATCCACCTTCAGGGGGCAAGATTGACTTAGACTTGTTGGAGCAAGAAATTGTTTGGTGGTGTCAAAATTACAACGTAGTAGAAGTCACCTATGACAAGTATCAATTGCACAAGATGATGACTGATCTACGCAAGCGGGGGCTTACAAGGTTTAAGGAATTTGACCAAAATGCCCCACGCGCACTTGCAGACAAGCAATTATATGATATGATTATCAATAGAACATTTACTCATTCTTCTGGCAATGTAGATTTACGCACGCATGCAGATAATGCGGGAGCAAAGGATGATGGCAAGCAATATCGGTTTGTCAAGCAAAGTAGCAAGCTGGACAAAAGTGGGGCGACAGCACGGCCCATTGATGCGCTGGTGGCCCTATCAATGGCTAATTTCGAGTGTATGAGGTTATTGTTGGCATGAGAAAACCAAAGTCTTTTCAGGATAGTCAAGGGGACATCGTTTCGGCAGTAACCACATCGGCTGCACAAGCGTTTTTGATGAATCTCACAGGCAGTGTGTTGTCCGCACCGGCTTGGTGGTCTAAGAAACGTGATGAGTGGTTGAATGAATTTTGGCGCATGGAAGGTAATGACCTTCTGGCAGGCGCGATTAGTACCCTGACTTCTAAGATCGTAGCGGCAAATTGGTATTTAGAAGGCCCTGAGTCCCTGTGCAAACTGTATCGTAACATTCTACTCTATGAAGCTGAAGAGCAGCAGGGATGGGATGCGCTTATTTCTAAGTGGGTAGAAGGTTTCTTAGTCCGCGATTCGGGTGGCTTTGTGGAGCCGTTACGGGCTTCTTTGACTTCTACTGGCCCTGCTTTAGGCTTCAAGCATATTGATGAATCTAAACTATATCCGAATACCAATCCTGAGTATCCCTTTCTCTATGTGGGGGAGAAGGATACCATTAAGTTAAAGCCCACACAATTCTTGCGCCTGGTCGATATGGAGAGTGGCCGTGACAAGGACTTCGGGGTAGGTTTCTCTTCAGTTAGTCGTGCAGTTAGTACGGCTATCATTATGATGGAGATTGTACGCTATAAGCGTGAACGGCTCTCTGACCTGCCCCCCGCCGCAATTTTGTTTTTGAGCAATCTGACCACTGCACAGTGGGAAGATATAGTAGCTAAATATGATACTCAGCAAAAGAACAAAGGCAATGAGACCTGGCGTTCCTTGCTGGTGGCCTGTGGCTATGACCCCGAATTTCCGGTACATGCAGAAATGTTTGAGCTATCCAAGCTACCAGAACATTACGATGAACGTACCGCGACTGAAATGGCGATTTACACCTTTGCTTTAGCTTTTCGGGTTGATCCGCGTGAATTTTGGCCGGTGTCCTCTGGCCCATTAGGGACAGCGACAGAGGCGCAGATTCAGCACAAGAAAGCCAAAGCTAAGGGAGAGGGCATTATTTTTAGCAAGATTGAACGTGCTTTGAATAATCCCTTGATTCTGCCTGAAGGGCTGAAGTTTCGGTTTGATTATCGGGATGATGAAGAGGACATGGCAGGAGCGGAAATTGCACAGGCCAAGTTGCGTAACATTCGGATGATGTGGGAATCGTCCCCTAACCGGATTGCGGTACAGTCAGCCGGTACTGACGCTTACGGACAACCGTTGCCTGGCCCCGTGAATGAGGGTATTATTACGACTGAAGAGGCCCGACAGTTGTTGATCTATGAAGGGTTGATTCCCCCCGAAATTCTTGGGGTGTCAGTTGAAGAGACTAAGGTCTATGACGTGCGCTCTTATGGTGAGCGTGTACGACTCTATAGGGATGGGATAAAAGTACCGTGGAAGTCCGAGTCACAGTTGAAAGCCGTACTAAGGCCATAAATCTAAGGCAGTTTAAGCAAGCCTTTATTTCCGGCTTGCAACAACGGCTTGCACCTGTTATAATAAGTGCAATGCAAGCAAAAGTAGCTGACTGGATTCATCAGCCGGACTTTATCATGCGGGAATATAATGACGGTAGCCGGATCGGTATTTGGGTTGGCCCTGTGGGGGAGAATCGCAAGTATTGGGCTTGGGTATCGTTAGGTGCTAAAGGTAAGACCTACACCATGAAAGAGAAGAAGATGCGCTTTAGAAGTAAGTATGCGCCTAAAACGCAATCGGGAAATTACTTCTTCAAGGGTGGCGGTCAATATTCAGGCGAGCATGTCTATGTAAAAGTAGTACATTGGCCTGGCATAGCACCCCGCTTTTTGGAGGCTAACCTGATTCGCATTGGGGGCAGAGAATATCAAGCTGTAGCCCAACAATGCGCTAAGGATGCTTTGAAGGTTGCAGGAGGTTAAGATGCCTTATCCTGGTATTGCCAAAGAGTTAACAGGCAAAATGGAGGACTGCGTGACACAAGTTATGGCGCAAGGTCACGATAAAGATAGTGCGATTGCGATTTGTACTGCCAGTCTGACAGGCAAGCGCGATATTTCGTTCAATGGTATTGAGTTGATTGTACGACATAGTTGGGATGAGCAGTATGGTCAGGCTTATCCCGATGTGTGGATTCAACAGGTCTTTGCTACCTATGTCATTGCTGAGTTGCGTGGTCGGTTACTGCAAATCGGCTATATGTTCAATGGCATTAGTGCCGTATTTGCCAATGAGGACACTTGGGAGATTGTTGAAGCGCAGTACGTGCCTTCCTTTGCTCCTACAATGGTACGTACAGCACAGCCCGTCAGGATGATGGGCAGCGACGGCAATAATCTGTATCGCTGCTATGGCGTGCTTTTTGGTACACCGGAAGATAAAGACCTGTACGGTACATACTTTACCAGGGACACTAACTACTACTTAGACTGGTATACCAATCGGCCCTGGTTATATCATCATACAATGAATCCAGCATTTGCTGAGATGCGCGATTTCAAAATTGGGCAGTGGATAGATGTAGACATGGACGATACAGGTGTCTTTTTCATTGGTGAATTGGACGCCTCACATCGTTATTGGGAAGCCGTCAAGCAGCTTATTGCTGAAGGCGTGCTCTACCCAAGTACAGGCACACTCTCTTACGTGGCCCGGATTGCTGAAGATGGGCACGTAGAAGATTGGCCGATAGTTGAAGTTAGCTCTACACCTCAGCCTGGGGAGTGGAGGATGGGTTCATACCCAATTAGTAGTGAGGCGCAGAGGGCCTTACAGACTTTAGGAGGATTTGATATGGGTCTTAAAGATAAGTTGACTGGACTCTTTAGTCGGGCTGTCGAAGAGGAAGAGAAGAAGAAGAAACCCGCTGAGGAAGAGGAAAGTACAATGGAAGCTGGCAAGCAGGAAGAAGCTCCTGAAAAGCCAATGGAGAAGAAGGAAGAAGATGAGCAACGCGCAGAAAAGCAACCTGAGTCTGAGGCTGAAGCTCCTACTACTCCGACTCCTGAGACTACTCAGAATGAAGCTCCTGTTGATGAAGGTGCGAGCGTGGCTGAGATTACTGAGGCTATATTTGCACTTGATAAGGCTTTGGCTGGTCTTACAGCAAAAGTGACTGAGCTTGAACAACGCCTGGCAGCGGCTAATGTCTCCCGCGCTGTGGCAGTTGAAGAAGCTGTCAAAGGTCATGCCTTATTCAAAGACCTGTTTGTAGTCACCCGACAGGGTGAGCAGGCCACGGAAGAAGAAGTCAAGGCAGCTAAAGCTGCGGAAGATGCACGTGCAGTGGCAAATATAGACAAGCCACAGAGCATGTTTGAAAGATTCGTTCACTGATTGGAGGAAACATGGAAATTTATGTGCGTTCTGATGGTTCTCTGGGTGTGAAAGAAGGACGTGCTTCGGGCACTCCTGACACCCTGGGAATCTATACGGCAGGTGGGTTGTTTGGTGTTCCTGGTATGCACCCGTCTCTGGTCAACGCAATGGTTGGCCCGATGGGCGTGGAAAAGCTGTTCCGTTGGGTTTCCAGTGATGAGACCGATCCTATGTATGATGCACTGGTCTACATTGGTAGTACGGGCCATTCTCAAGATGGTTTGTGCGCTGACTGCGGAAAGCCACAATTTCGTGAGTGCGCGCAGACCGCTGTCTTTGGGCGCTTCTGCCAACAGACTGAGGAAATTGCGTTTGACCAGATTGGTCTGCGCTACAATCAGGGTGTGCCGCGTATGGCGATGTTTGGCCCGATCACTGATCCTAACGGACAGGTCATTGTCCCCCAGGGTGGTGAGATCAAGGATGCCTTCATGCTGAGTGTGGCTGGTGCGGCTTACAACCTGCGGATGGTGGTTGGGCAGGTTATGTGGTCAGGTAATCCAGCAGCGAACAATGGTGGGTATCACGAATTTTCCGGTCTGGCCCTGGTGGTCAACACTGGTAAGGTCGATGCCATTACGGGATTGGACTGCAATAGTCTGGATTCCATTATGCTGAATTACGGTAGCTCCATTGTCGGCGCTACGGGTTCTGCTTCTATCCTGTCCTACATTCGTTCCCTGCTTAACGCGATCCGCTATCGTGCCGCTGGTGCAAACCTAAATGCTGATAGCGCCACGACTACGCTGGTCATGCGGCCCGAAGTGTGGGATGCCGTTGCGGCGGCTGCGGCCTGTGAGTACGGGTTGCAGTGTAATGTGGGAGCTACGACTTACAACAATGCGATGGAAATTGCTCAGATTCGGGATCAATACCTTTCGGGCATGTACCTGACCATTGACGGGCGTAACTATCCGGTGTTGCTGGATAACCTGATGCCGGTGACTACCACGGCCTATGGTACGGGCACTAAATGGTGTTCTGACATCTACGCACTGACGACTGACATTGAAGGTCAGACCGTTATGTGGGGTGAATATCAGGACTTCAACGCTACCGCTTCCAGCATCATCAGTGAGATGCGTAGCTCCTTTGGTGCTACTCCGGTTGCTGTGACTGACGGTGGACGGTTTGCCCATGCGGCTACCTTCTCTGGTGGCTTCTGCATGGACGTTCGCACGCTGACCAAGCCGCGCATTCTTTCTACGATGCCTCAGCTTTCTGGTCGGGTGCAGAATGTGTGTGTGGTTCCTCTGGATAACGTTCTGTGGCCTGCCGCTACTGGCAGTGGGCTGTACAATGAGCTGACCGGTGGTGCAAGCAAGAAGAGTTACCTTGATCTGTATCACGATTGGGAATCACAGTCTTAGCTTTAAGGGCCTACCACGGTAGGCTTTAGCTCCTTTCCTTTCTGTGTATGTGGATAGAGGGAGGTGGCCCCAACCTCCCTCTACTCCAAAATAGGAGATAGTATGCCAGCACTGATTTACATACATATTCCTAAGACCGCTGGTACAGCCATGCGTAACTTCCTGTGCCAGCACTTTGCGCCTGAAGAATGCTATCAGGTGGGGGAGAGCAAACAGTATCGTCAAGGTTTGGTAGATATGCCCTCTGCACAACGGGATAGCCTGAAGTTAGTCTTTGGGCATATCTGTTTTGGATGGCATGAATTATTAACTCAGGACTGCATTTATACTACGCTCTTACGTAATCCGGTAGAGCGCATAGTCTCTTTATACTACTATATTCGTAGCTCAGGCAATCATTATTTGCACAAAGAGACTGAAGGTATGCGCTTGTACGACTTTGTAACTTCCAAGATCAGCATGACGATGGATAATGGTATGGTCAGGCAGTTATGCCAGGACGAAGATTTTATGAAAATTCCCTATGCCGATATGAAGCTCCCCTTTGGTAGCCTAAACTACAACCATTTGAATGAGGCCAAACTAAACTTAGAGCTATACTTCCCCATCGTAGGCACAGTAGAACAGCTACCTGACTATATGTCTTTGCTCTGCAAGACAATGGGATGGGACATAGCTACCCTACCCGTAGAAAATAAAGTGCCTCACCCGCCTATAGAACATATAGATGCTAAGACATTGACAGCTATAGAAGATATTGTACAATTAGATATGGAGCTGTATAAATTCACAGAAAGGTTAGCTAATGAAAAAGCTGCATCTTTGCTCAGGGGAGAGTAAACTGCATGGTTGGCTGTCTGTAGATGCGCGTGCGGATACAAAACCCGATATTGTTAGTGACATTGCGTTATTGCCTTTTGAATTGGAAGCACAGTCTGTCGATGAGATTTACCTCTGTCATGGTTTAGAGCACATCCCTTTTGCCGATGCGGAACACGTTCTTAGCGGCCTGTGCAAATTGCTCAAACCACAAGGTGTGATGCGCTTGGCTGTTCCTGATTTTGAAGTGCTTACGGATATGTACCAGGAAGGTGTGCCTTTAGCACTTATTCGGGGCGCTTTGATGGGCGGCCAAGACTATCCTCTCAATACGCATTACAGCGTGTGGGATTATAAGCTGCTCAAAGTGACAATGGAACATGCCGGTTTGCAGGATGTTAAACGCTACGACGCCTTCACATTTATCTCTCAAAATGGTGGCCCGAATTTCTTTGATTGGTCTATTGGCAAGATTGAAGGCCGCTTTATTAGTCTAAACCTGATAGGAGTCAAGAATGCTTAACCTGAGTATCGTCTCTGGTACGTACAATCGTTTAGCTTCTTTACAACGTATGGTGGAGAGTGTACGCAAAAGTGTCTTGTCCTTAACCTATGAGATTATCTTAGTTGATGGGGGCAGCACTGACGGTACTTTAGAGTGGGCACGTAAGCAGCATGACGTGATCCTCTTAGAGCAAGGAGAATTATTAGGCGCAATTAAAGCCTTCAATGCGGGGGCTGAGTTAGCTAAAGGCAAATATGTCGCCTTTCTAAATGACGATATTGAAGTCTACGAGGCTACTCTCTTTGCAGCCTACACTTATTTTGAAGAGCACCCGAATACGGGCCAGATAGCTTTTGAGAACAAGATAGCTAATCCACAAGGTGATCCTAATAGAACGTCCTATGGTAGTTACAATGGCTATCTGTATGGGCAGTGCTCTATGACCCCTAAAGTCTTAGGCGATTTAGCCGGTTGGTGGGGTAATGAGGGGATGCGTACCTATGCTGGTGATACGCGCTTCTCTTTGCGCCTGTGGGAGTTAGGTTATCCTACTGTCAAAGTACCTGGTTGTGCTATTGTAGATCATGTAGTCGTAGATGAGTTACGCAAAGTTAACAACGAAACGCACAGGGGGCCAGGTCAAGGACATCCCGATACCGATCTATTCTTAGAGCATTGGCAAGGTAGGTTGCCGCAACCCGAAAACTGGTTAGCTACAAAGGGCAATCTCATTCTGCAAAAGGCACATAACGGTACATTACGTACTATGCGCTTTAAGACCATGATGCGGCCCGAAGATCAGATGCGTACAGCGATGATTGATGCTTTTGCTAAGTATGGCCCTACAGAACAGGTCAATGCTGACGCCTTATTGCAAGCGTTTGGGCAAAGAGGCTTCTTTGATGCTGCTTTAGAGCGTATAAATAAGTTTATGCCAGACTTATTGATCATTCAAGCACAGCACAATCGCTACTTTTCACCTTATATGGTCATGTCTCTACAACGCACTTATCCCAATATGTTCATTATCAATTGGGATGGAGATACG